CACCGGAAACAACATATCAACAATCTTCTGCATATTCACTTCTGCAACGCCTCCAACAGCAACATCCCCATGCTGCCAAGTGCGCCAAGCAATACGATGATGATGGCACCGCCAACCTTCAGAACCAATTGCTCAAGGCGTTTGAGGCGAGCATTAATGGCTTCATAGCGCACCGCGCAAACGTCAATGTGACTAGTCACGGTGACCTCCAAATCCTGCACAGTCGTCATGCTTTATTCCTATCAAGGGTGGGTTGCTTTGTAAGCGTCAAACTCGGCCTTCAATTCTTGAATGGCCTTAATCAACGGGGGGATCATTTCCTCGTAGCCAATCGTCAATACGTCTTGGCCGCCATTGATTGTGTGATCCTGATAACCGCCAAAATCTACGCCCATCAAATCCATCGTGGCTTTAAGCTCTTGAGCAATTAGACCTTGATGGAAACGGCTACGTTTGTGCGTCCCGTCATGGGTTAAGTTTTTTAAATCACAGGCTTCATCGTAAGCCGCCCATTCTTCTTTAGTAGCGTCCGGCCCCGGCGGCGCGGGCTTGTAATCTTCGCGCATATCCCAACGGAACTTACGCGGCTGCAAAGCCATAACAAACGCCAACCCAAGGTCGGTGTCTTGGATATCGGCTTTATCCCGAGCATCTGAACGATCTTGGACAGCACCATACGCATACGTTGTGGTGCCTGAATTGCCTAACTGAACTTGGTTGTTTCCCGTTACGGCCGAGCTATAACCAATGCAACTTGAGTTTGAGTAATTGCCGGTTTGATATGCACTATCGCCAAGCGCTGTATTGTTATTGCTCGTTGTGACATTTCGCAGCGTGTTATAACCAACAGCGGTGTTGGAAACGCTTGTGGTGACTGCATTACCAGATGAGTGACCAATAAGCGTGTTCCACGATCCAGTCGTAATAGAGTCACCGGCTTGGTAACCAATAACGGTACACGCTCCAGCCGTTGTAACGACTTCCATTGCGTAATTGCCAATGGCGACGTTTTCTGCCGCCGTTGACCCCGACGCGCCTTGCATTGCAAAAGAGCCTAACGCCGTATTACTTGCGCCGGTCGGGTAAAGAATGGCGTTATAGCCAACGCCCGTGTTGTGGTTTGCCGTAGTGGCAGATTTAACGGCAAACGCGCCCACCGCCGTAGAAGTGCCGCCCGTAGTCAAAGCGGTTCCTGCGTCGTAGCCAAGCGCTGTGTTGTACGCGCCAGAGGTAATGCTATCTCCAGCGTTAATGCCCAGCGTTGTTTTATCGTTATCTGTAGTTCCGGTCAGACCGCCCGTCCCTATAACTTGGAATCGAGTGCCGTCATAAATGACCGCAACCGTTTGACCTGACTTGATGTCACCAGCCGATAACGCTGTTGTCCCGTTTTTGGTGACGTTCTTAGCGCCAAGGCTGTTGACGTTAAGCGTGACAGCGCCGGTATTGTCGCCAGCTGCTACAAAATAAAACATTTGACCTGCGGCATAGGCGGCCAAAGCGGGCGTCAACGAGCCTGTGATGGTATTCGTACCAGACACGGAGCCGATCAGCTTAACGACCGTGCTTTGCACTTGGGCAAGCGTAGAGGCGTCCGTGGCATCCGTGCCTACAGCCAACCCCGTGAGTTTATTGTTACCCATCGGGATGTTGGCGGTCGGCGTGGTTTGACCGTCCTTGGTCAAACAGGTGGAAAGACCCGTGGCAAGGTCAGCGGTCAGGGCGTTAAAGGCCGTGCTGCTAATGACGGTGCCTGATACGACAGGCTGACCCGCCGTATTGATGAGAAATGTGCCGGAACCGTTGAAACTCACTTTTCTTCCTCCTCTGTCGCACGGTCAAGTTGCGCCAGTTGATATGCCAACAGTCTTGCTGTTCTAGGATCGACTTTGCCGCCAGCCCGCTTTGCCATGTCCACGGCCATTGCCATTTCTGGATTACGGCGCACCAACTCATCGCCGCGCTGCGCTAACAGCTTGGCAAGTTGAGCGGGTTTACCGACGGCTTGACCGGCAGCGTAAACCGTTTCGCCAACAACGCGAGGGCTAGTTAATCCGGCAAGCAGCAGAGTGTTTGGCTCTGCTAAAGCAGTGGGAATGTCTTGCAGTATGTTGGTGGCTACGCCTGCGCCAGTAAGCTGACCAGACAAGCTACGGGGCAACGCAGAACTCATCGCCTGACCCGCCAATCGTGGGAACAAAGTTTCCGCGCCAGCCCCAACAAGCTGCTCACCTAACGCAACGCGCTGACCGTAATTGGTGTTGGCGTTGTTACGCAAAATTGATTGCAATTTGCGAAGCGTCGTATCGGCTGTTGCGCGGTCAGAGATAGATAGCGATTTTTCAAGCTCATGCAACAAGTCAGTTGCTTGCTCGTAATCGCTCATTACCCGCGTGTATTCCGGCGCTTGGTTTGCGACAACCTGACGCACCGATTTGTACATTTGGTCAGCTACAAGACGCTCTGGAGTTCCCGGCTGATAGCCCTTTGATTGGTTGTAAATCTTTTTCTTAAGAGCATCCAATCCCTCTGGGGTGTGGAACTCTGTGGGATCAAGGTTTTCCCAATCGGTAATAATTTTGTTGAGTTTATTAACGGCATCAACGGCAGGCTCATTAAGCGTTTGAGCAGCGCCGCTGCCTGACCGACCTCGATACTGACCCATTTGCTGAATTTGGTTAAATGCAGAGCGAATTGGGGCCATATCCAAAACGGTAGCGTCTTGCGAAACGTTAGCCATGCCGGATCGGTACTGCTGACCACGTTGCTCCCGCAACACATCAACCGCTTGACCAGCCTCATCAACGACCGCCTGCACCGGCTCGTTGCCGCGCATTTGAGCGACAAACGCTTGCCCTTGCTTGCCGCCTTTAAACCCGGCTTTAGCGGATTCTTCAACGGCGCGAGCGCCCGTACCCGTTGTAAATCCAAGCCCCGCTGAAGTTAATTTGCCAGCGCCTTTGACGGTTTTTGTGGCAACCGATAGGGGGTCAACCACATCGGCTACTCGTTGCAGCTTCTCACCAGCGCGAGAAACAGCGCCGCCTGACCGGCCCATTGCCCTAGGTGCAGCGCGCAACGCACCGCCAGCACCCGTCAAAATAGTGGCGGCATCTGCCAAAAATCCGGCAGGGTCACTAGCAAACGTGGTTTTGGCGTTTTCTACGCTACCGTATCGGTCTTTGTAAAACTGACCAACACGGTCTGCCATTTCGGGGCTGGCGTCGGTAACACCCATCTTGCCCAAAACGCTACTGCCCAAATCAACAATAGCTTTGCCCGTTTGAATGGGGCTAGTGACAGCCTCAAACGTGGACTTCCCAAGCTCATACGCGCTGCTCGGGAAATTGGCAACGGCTTGGGCAAGCATTTGGCCCGTACCTAATTTGCTTTGCGTTGGCGCTGCTGGGCGAGCGGTAGGCGGCTTTTTGGCCTTAAATTGATCGTGCTTAGCGTAAGCCTCGTCAGGTGACGTTGCATCGTAAACTTGCCCCTCAATGCGGTATGTCGGCATTGCTGATTACCTCGGCGGCAGATCAATGACGGGCTGATACGACGGGCCTGCGTCACGCGAGAAAGATCGTTTGACTGTTTCGCGGTTACGGCGCTTTTGCTCAAGCACTTGGGCGCTATCTCCCGGTTGCGGGATGTACTGCTTACGAGCGTTTGAAAACTCTTCGTCGCTAATAACAGCGCCGGATTCACGACGCAAAACAGCGTTGATAAAGTTGCGTTCCGCTTGAAAGAAAGTTTGCTGGTCTGGCGTTAGCGCAAAGTTGCCACCCGGCGCGTTTGATAAGAACGAAGCACCCACGCTTGGCGGCGCGGTATCTAGCACCGGATTTGCCTCAACAATGCGATCAGCAAAACCAGCGGCCTTAGCTTGGCCTTCATTCATGCCCTTTGGTGCGGGGCGAATTCCTTTCACAACCGCAACGTCACCGCCAGTTCTACTTAACTGTGCAAATATTGGGTTTCCTTCTTCATCAACGCCAGAAATTGCTGAACCGCTATATACGTTTGTTACCGGCCCTGTTGGCCTTGTCGTTTCTTTTGCGATTGCAGCATCATAGTACGCAATGGCCGGATCACCCGGTTTCAAGTTGGCACGTTCGGCGATCAACTGCGCTAATTGACTACCTTTTGCTTCATCCTTTTTGGCAGCAACAGTTGAGGTGCGAGTGCCACCACGCTTGCCAAACTGGATGTATTTGCCGCTTTCATCAACAACCGGGGCGTAATACTCCTCGGCTTCTGCTGGGGTCATAGACCGCTCAAGGGCAGCAGCAAGCATCGGTGCGCGTTTCAACGCAGCCGTGCCTACCGGCGTCATCGCCATGCCCATTGCGCCCTCTACGTCTTGGCGGTATTGCGACGTAGGCTGGAATTCTTCCAACTCGGTTTGTTCGGGAATGGCGGCAGGGGTGGCGGCCTTTGGGTCGTACACATAACCACCGCGCAATCGACCGGCAATCTGCTTGCCTGCGGTGCTTTCCATTTCCTCGGCTTTTGTCGCCGCTTCCATCGCCTTTTTGCGCTGGCGGGCTGACATGAACGACTGCAATGCCGAGACGAGCGGCGCTGCGGCAGGAGTCGGCGCGTCCGATCCCGACAGCGGGCGGTATGCCTGCGCTTCAAGGGCTTCTGCCATCGCTTGACGACGGCGAGCCTCGGCTACTTGGCGCTCGTACTCTGAGGGCATTTGAAACGTGGGAACGTAATTAACTGGCATTTTCGAAATCCCCTCTGTAACTACCGCCTTGCGGGGTGGTCATGCCGGGTGACTTGGGCTTGGGTTGGGTTAACGGGGTCTTGGGGAACGTCCGGCCAAACTGCGGCTGCGCCGGAACCATCGTCATCGGGTTTGGCGAATACTGCATATCTTGGGCGGGCGTGAAGTTATCCGCGCTGCCACGCTGCTGAAGGGCGTTAGCGAGCTTCTGTTGGCGTGACATGGGGCCGCTAAAGGTTTGGTATCGACCGTTCATTACCGACCTCCGAAGTAACCGCCAGCCGCGCCAGCCAATCCGCTCAACAAGCCAAGTTGAGCGTTATATGCGCCCACTTGGTTGCTGTAGTTGCGTTGGGCAAAATCGCCTGCGGCTTGTGTTCCGGCAAATATCGGCGCTGCCGCCACGTTGGCACCTTGGTAGCCTTGGAACTGCGGCATATTGACTTGAACGCCTGACATAAGCGCAGCGATCTCGTTGATCGGCTGATTTCGCAATGCCAACTGCTGCTGCAGCGACTGTTGCAGGGCGGTGTTGCCAAACTGAGCGTTTTGCAGGGCTTGGTTGTACTGTTGAAGTTGTGCGGCATTTGCCATTTGCTGCTGTTGGGCGGCAATGGCTTGGTTCTGCGCCAAGGCTGCGTTGCGAGCGGCCTGCACATCCATCTGCTGACCAAAGCCTTGCGCTTGACCCGACAACAACGCTTGGTAAGCCCGAAGCGCGGCATCTTGGTTTTGTGCAGCGGCTTGGTTTTGCAGCTGTTGAGCGGAAAGTTGCTGCCCAAAAGCTTGTTGGGCGGCGGCATTTTGCGCTTGCTGGATGTTGAGGCCAGCCGCAAGGTTTTGTTGCACCGCTCGGTTGTAAGCGTCTTGGTTTGCCAACGCAGCCTGCTGTTGCTGCAATCCAGCTTGGTTGTAAGCCTGCTGAACGGCCTGCTGCTCGCCAAACAGTTGCCCGCGTTGCTGGCTTGAAAGCGCCGCTTGAACTTGCTGCTCAGACAGCCCTTGTGCGCGAAGCTGGTTAGCCGCTTGCTGAACGGCCTGCCGCTCGTCAAACAACTGCCCGCGTTGTTGCGATGCCAACGCGGCTTGCGCTTGTTGCTCACCAAATCCTTGCGCCCGAGCTTGATTGGCAAATTGCTGCGCCGCCAACTGCTGCTGAAAGTTCTGACCAGCGGCCTGATTTGCGAGGCTTGCTTGCTGCATACCTGCACCAAACAAGGCTTGTTGAGCGGCATTGCCAAACTCACCTGCGGCTACCCGCTGGGCAAAGTCTTGCTGTTGGGCGGCGTTCTGCGCTTGTTGTTGCGTCAAAGCGGTGCCGACGTTTTGCTGCAATGCGCGGTTGTACACATCGGCTGCCGTCGTACCCATGCCAAACTGCCCAAGGGCGGCTTGGTTGGCAAACTGCGCTTGTGCTTGCTGTTCGCCAAATCCTTGTTGGCGGGCTTGCATATCCAACTGCAACCCTTGCAGGGCGGCTTGCTGGATCGCGTCGTTTTCTTGCTGCTGCTGTTCGGTGATAGCGCGGTTGTACGCTTCCGAACCACGCGGAATACCTTGATTCGCTAGTTGCGTCTCCAGCATTTGACGCTGCTGTTGAATCTGCGGCATGACCCGCGAAAGAATTGCCTGCTGGCCCGTGGTGCCAGCGGATACAGGCATGGCAGCCAATTCAGAAGTGTCAATGCCACGTTGCAAACGCTCCGTTGGGACTTCGCCACGCGCTAATCCAAAAATGCCCAAGTTCGGCGCATATTGGACGTTTTGAACGCCGCCAAGGCCAAGCGCAGTTTGTTGCTGCAACGGCGCTGCCTCGCCTCTTGCGCCAAAAGTCGGCGTTTCGCCACGCAACCCCGGCAACCGCGACGTATCTACGCCACGAAGTTGCGGCAAGCCTTCCGCTGACAAACCTTGTGCGGCAGGCAATTGCATCAAGTTGATGCCTTGCAGCCCCGGCAAGTTTTCTGGTTGAAACGCTCGAAGCTGCGGAACGCCAACACCGCCTTGTGCATAACCGTATTGGCCCTCCATCGGGCCATACGAAACGCGCTGCGGCATTACATTGCCTTGCGCTCTGCCAAATTGGGACAAATCAAGTTGCGGAAGCTGCCCGGCTTGTACGTCTGCGTTCGCACGGCCCATGCCCAGCAAATCAGGCGCACCTTGCACCTGACCGTAACCGCCAAGCTCCGTTTGCAGGTCACGGAGGTTGGGATTGAAAGGCTGCCCTATAACGCGCTGTGCGGTTCCTAGAGCGGTTTCGCCAAGACCGGCAAGCCCAAGGTCAACTCGCTGTTGGGCCTCCAAAATCTTCTGTTGCTCGGGTGACAGAAATTGCTCAATGAACGGCGTATCTAAGTCCGTCATAGAGGTAAACTGCTCGCGGGTCGGTGCGACCAGTTCGCCTTTCTCGTTCACATACGGCGTGTAACCTTGAACGCCAAATTGGCTGTAATCAGGAGTCGGCTCGTTGTAACCGGGTTGCATCCCGAGCAAACCACCGGGGCTGCCAAAGCCGCCCATTGTGGGCTGCGTTTCGCCGCCCGTTCGCGCAATCGGGCCGCCCGTCATTGGATCGTATTGGAAGTTGTCCGATACGCCCATTTGGGCAAACTGATCTTCTTGCAACGCACCGCCGTACTGCGGCTCAAATCCTTCTGGGCTACGCAACCCCGGCGGCCCGCCAACGGCACCGCCTACGGTTGGTTGGACGGTTGGCTGTGACGGCAATGGGCCGGTGGTTGGGAATTGACCCGGCGATACGCTCGGGGTCTGTGCGCGGCGGTCATTGTAGGCTTTTTGAGCTTCAAGGGCTTTGTTGTAGGCCGCCATTGCTTGGTTGTAAGCCGTCTCGTTGGTCGTCGGCTTGCCAAAGCTAACCCGTTGCCCACCATAGGGCGTGTTGATGTTCGGGTTGGAGATGCGAGCAGTTAGCCGTGCAGCTTCCAGATTCGCCGCGCCCTGCGCTTGTGCCGCAGCGGCGTAATCAGGTGCCGGAGGTGGTTTCGGTGAACTTTTGCCCATAACGCCTTCCTAAATACCGACACGACTCCCGTGCCATTGTTAAAAACACGATGTCCCCGGCGGTGTCGGCGTTATGGATACGCGCTTCCTCGGTGAACCCCATTTTACCCACTAATCGCAATGCTTTGCTATTCCCGCTTGACACGGGAGCGATAATTTTGTCAACCCCACAGACATTGAAGGGGTAATCGAATACGGCGGCAAGATAGGCGGGCGTTAGGCGGCCTGTAAACGCAATGTGACATACGACGGAACGACCGTTCCAGTTCTCGTAAACCACACCAGCCACCAACTCGCCCTCGCTGTTACGCAGCCCAAGAGCGTTAGAACGGGCGTCGTGATAGCCACCGCCCGTATGCATACACACCCATTCGCCCACTTCGGGGCTGCTTTCTATATGCCAGCCCATCCGATCTGATACACGATATCTGTGGAAGCCCATTGCAACTGCAAGTTCTTGCTAGTGCTGTTTAGCTGGATACCAGCGCAATAACCGATGCCGGTTACGCCCTGCCAGTTGTTGCTAATAATCGTGTCCTGACCCCAGATACCGTTGTTCCATGTAGACACATCCCATGTGCCATACGTCGATGGCGAGTACGCCAACGCCGCCGTAGAAGGGGCAAGGTCAAAGTCCACGTTAATGTCGATATTGATGGCGGGCTGTCCATTGCTGAACAAGCTAGGCCGTGCGCGGGTAAAGTATTTCTTCACGCCACGCGAATCGAAGTAATTAAACGCCTGCAAGGCCCGACCGTCAATGTTGTTGGTGTCATCAACATAGCCGGTGCTGCCAATCGTCCAGCACTTGCCGACAAACTGATTGCCACCAAAGTACGGATCATCACCTAGCAGGTTAAAGCAATTGGCGTTCCAGCCCGTAAACCGGCACCAAGCCTTCGTAATGTTGTTCATCACGAATTGCTCTTGTGCGCCCGTGGCAACCGGCACGTTCACGATCAACGCATTGTTATTTGCGTTGTAAATCATGCCCCAACCAAAGTTGTTCTTGTAATTCTGGGCAGCAGCGGCAAACGCGCCTTGAATCTTGTCTGACAACGCCACGTTTGGATCAAGACGGGACGACTGCAACGCTGATGCGAGCGGGAATAGCCCGTCAAGCGTCAACAACAGCAAGTCGCCACCGTACTTCATCATGCAGCGCTTAGAGATAGGCGCACCCACCATCCAAACACCAATTAGCGCCCATGTGGAGGCGCTAGAAGGGTCGGTGCCACGATAAACGATGATTTCGCCCTTGTCGGTGACAAACACGAGGTTGTCATCCACACCGTAACCGGCGTCAATCGTCCACGTTCCGACCGCTACCAGCGTACCGCCGAGCTTGGCAACGGCAGACAGGTCAAGTTCTTGCGCTGCACCGCCCACCGAAAGGGTCGGCAAGTACCACGCCTTAAGGGTATCCTTTTGGATGAACCAAACGCGGTTCTTAAACAGCGTGATATTGGAAAGCGTCGTGGTTGTGACGCCCGTAATAGCAGGCGTTGACGCCCCATCTAGCGCAACCCATGTGGAGCCGTTGTACAAACGGGGCTTATCGACCCCGTTGACGCACATCATGTAATTGCCACCGGGGGTGGTTACGTTAATGTACTCCCACCGAGCGTTAGTCAAGCCGCTAACGACCGCAGCACCCACCGCGCCTGCGGAGGTTACGTCGTAAAACCCCGTTCCTGACGCGGCAAACAGTTTGTTGGTAGCCGCTCCAGCGTAGCTAAACAGACTTTCGACCTGTCCCGGCAAGCCGGTGGCGTGTTTGACGTACCCACCACGCAAATTGACGTTAGAAACGCCGGGGAACAGGTTATCTAGCGTGACGGCATCCGTGGGAGCCATGTTGGCGAGTGAGTCACGGGCGTTCCAGCCACCAATAGGCGCGGGCAGCGAAGCGACGTTCGCCACCGCACGTTGTACGAAGCGACGTTGACGCAATCCCGCCATATTAGTTCCCGTCCGTGCCGTAACCGCTGTCTGGGATGTTGTCGTAGCCGATTAGCACCGTACCCGGTCGCGGGGCAAACGACAGATTGGCCGAGGCCGTGTCCTGTGCAATAGCCGTCTCAAGCTCTTGCAGATAATCGCGGTAGATGGCCGTAGTATCAAAGCCCTTGGCCTCAAAATACTTGAGCTTGGTGGACAGCACCATTACCCGATCTGGGTAGATGCAGGTGTCCGAGTCGGCGGTAAAGCTGGTCTTGGGGGTGCCGTCAGCGGCATTAGCCCACCCGTTGCTGCGGTACTCAAAGCCGAGCAACTCGCCCGCGTTCATACCCGGCCAAATCTGGAAGAACTGACCAAGCAAGCGCCAGCGGATACGCGGGCCGGTGCTGATGTAGCCCGACAACAGCCACTCCCATTGCTGCGCTGACTCAGGGCCAAGCATTTCCCAACGCTTGCTCTTGTCCCAATGGGTGCGGTTTACCGTGCTGTAGTAGTCAGCCGGAAGGTTGTATTTGACCTTTTGGAAGATAAGCTGAGAGTTGATCTGGTTAGAGGTCGGCTCGTAGTTCAGCGTGACCTGAGTGGCGCTGTCCACGCTCGTGATGTACGTCGCGTTGGGGATGCCATCGCCCTGCACTTGGTAGGCGGTAGACAAACCGGCAGTAGAAGGGATGCCCGTAATCGTATACGCGCTGTCCGTCCAAGTGCCGGTTGTCGATATAGCTTCCGTGTAGAACGTATGCTGCTTGGTAAGCTCGCGCCAATCAGCACGACGC